TCGCCTTATGAAGCCCTCTCCCGGCCCCCCCGGCCCCGAGACTGACAACCTATGCCTATCGAGGCTCAGGTCTTCGATAGGTTCGCCTTATGATGCCCTTCCACCCTCCGGGCGGGGGGGGCTGTATGGGGTGTAACCGCGGGAACTCCGTGCCCGTCGTCGTTCTGGGCCGGTTACGGGGGTTACACACTTCTCGCGCTTAGGGCGGGGGTGTCCATATATACTCCGCCGTCCGCCCTGCCTCTCCACCTCGAATATAAATACCCCCCCGTAAGTCTTGAAGAAGTAGTAACCACTGTACCCGGCCGTAAGAGCTGCTCCAACCTACATTATCCAGGTAACGGCAGGGTTACCCCCCCCGCAACCAACAGCCCGAACAACGAGCCCCGGCCCCGAGACTGACAACCTATGCCTATCGAGGCTCAGGTCTTCGATAGGTTCGCCTTATGATGCCCTTCCACCCTCCGAGCGCCGGGGGCGGGTGCTCAGGAGGGAGGGCCGGTCGCGAATGGCGAGGACCACCGGCCCCGACCGACCGAGGCGGCCCCACGCGGTCGACTGCCGGACCCCCACCGCCCGTGCGGCCTCCGCCGAGTTCCATGTGTCGAGGTAGGCCGTCACGAGGTCGGGCCATGGACTCTCCCCCACCACTCGGGCCCGGTCCCACTTGCCCCCCGAGATGCGAGCGAAGTTTGCCACCACCGCGAGGTGCTCCTCGGCGCCGTCGAGCATGGCGACCCACCGGGGCTGTACGACCCCGAGCACGCGAGCGCACCACACCCCGTCTCCCGACCGACCACCCCGTCCGGCCCACTCGTCCGGCCTGCCCCCGTAGGCGAGGGTCAGTACCTCGCGGTCCTGCCGGGGCAGGAGGGTCACGGTTCGCCAGAAGACAGCATACCAGTCCTCGTCCACACGCCCTCTCGCCCTGCCCCTGGCTGCCTCACCAGGGAGTCCGAGGTAGGTGGGAGGGTCAAGGGTCAGGGGCCAAGCCGGGGCCGCCCGTAGGCCCACCACGGCCCAACCAAGGGGGTCTGCGCCCCCCCGGCCGAACCCCAACCGGCACCGGTCGGACTTCTCCTCCTGAGCGACTTCGCACCAATAAGCTTCGGTGTCCTCGGCGGTCCACACCATGCCCGTCTCTTGCTCCATGGGGCTACTACCCGATGGGTTGGGTAGTAGGAGCGCCAAGTACAAATCTCGTAAATCTCGTACTCGGCGCCGTGCCGTGCGCTATAATGACCCCCGAGGTAGTGCAAGATGAAGTGCCCCGCCTGTGGTGGCCCGACAACCGCAGTTCAAACAATTCCGGCCGAGCGCCGGAACGACAACCGGGTGTATCGGGTCCGTCGGTGCAAGGACATACTGTGCTCGACGCCATGCACCACGTTGGAGATATTCCATCACGACCTGAAGAAGGCCGATCAAGACCTGAAGGAGGCAGAGCAAGCCAGCCGCAGGCCCCGCCCTCAACCGGCCATCCCTATCGCCGCCCCGCCCCCGGCCATGTACGACCTCGAAGGCAACCTTGAGCGTGGCCTCGCCCCCGCCGTGGAGTATGTCATCGACGCTGTTCAGCCCGGCACTCACCCTGACAAGGTCAAGCTCGACGCCGCCAAGTGGCTCATTGAGGACCGCCGTCGGTGGCGTATTGCGACCGCCGAGCAGGCTGCTCGTGGAGGGACCGAAGTCCCAGCCGACCCCGCCCTCGCGCAGCTCACGAACATCCTGCGGCTGGTACCCGACCCCGAGGCGGTGGCGTGAGAAGCCCTGTTTGGACCCCGCCGGGCCTGCCCAAGACCATGTTGGCGCCGGTGCAGCGTCTCATTGGGGACCGGGGGCTGTTCTGTCAGCTCTTGCCCGTTACGCACAAGGGCACAAGCAAGCACACCAAGTTCTCGCCCCTGCCCGCGCAGAAGCTCGTGTGGGACGCCCTGGACCGGTCGAACCGCGTCATTGTGCTCAAGGCCCGGCAGATGGGAGTGTCCACGGCGGTTAGGGCGTGGCAGTTCCATCGGGTTTTTCAGAGCTTGGACCCGGTCAAGTTCGCCGTGTTGAGCTTCCACCAGCGCTCTGCCACCAACTTGCGGCGCCTGGACCGTGAGTGGCTCAAGGCCCTCCCCGATGCGTTCCGCCGTGAGCTGCGAGAAGACAGCGCGGCGGACACAATCTTCGACGACACCGGAGCCGGGCTGTCTGCGTTCACGACCGGCGGACGGGGCGGCACCCGAAGCTTCTCGTTCACCGGTGCCCACCTCTCCGAGTTCGCGTTCTATCAGAACCCCGACGAAGTGCTGGCGCAGGTCCTCGCGACCGTCGGTGACGGCCCCGTGGTGATTGAGAGCACCGTGAACGTGCCCGGCGATGCGTTCCACCGGCTCATTGAAGGCAGCCCCGAGAACGGCTGGGAGCTGCTGTTCCTGCCTTGGTTCACGCATCAGGAGTACAGGCACAGCACTCCACCGGACTTCAAGCGCACCTCCGAGGAGGAGCAGCTTACGAGTCTCTATGGGCTCGACGACCAGCAGCTCATGTGGCGCAGGACCCAGGTCCTGACCCTCGGCCCGCACAAGTTCGCCCGCGAGTTCCCCGCCTGTATCGACGACTGTTTTGTCGGACGGGAGGGAGGTTGGTTCGAGGAAGAGCTGCTGCGCAACATACATGTGGTGGAGCACCAGCTTCACGGCCACACGACCGGTCGCGAAATCGAGCGCCCCCAACCTAACGATAAGTACGTCATGGGCGTTGATGTCGGCGGGGGTGTCGGCGGGGACTACTCGGCTCTCGCAGTGGTGTCAGCGACTACGATGCAGCCGGTCTACGCCGAGCGAAACAACAAGCTCACCCCGCAAGCCTGGGCCCACCGGGTCGTGCAAGTGGCGGCCCGGTACAACAACGCGCTGGTCCTGACCGAGAGCAACAATCACGGGCACGCGCTCTTGCTTGAGCTTCAGAACTGCCACTACACGAACCTATGGCACTCCCCACAAGGCAAGCCGTGGGTCACCACCTTGCAGAGCAAGCTCGACGCCCTGAATACACTTCGGGAGAGCTTGCAGGTCGTTAGGGTCATGGACCGCGTGACTTGGCTTGAGCTGCGGGCGCTCACCGTCCCGGCCGGCAAGGTCGCCCCCGAGGCCCCCCTTGGAGGCTACGACGACAGTGCGATGGCCCTCGCATTGGCATATAGGTGTATGCGCGACGTGCCCCCCTCCTATCGCCACCAGCTTGGTGGTTCAGGTGGTAAAACAAGGGTCGACGATATGCTTGCGGCAAGCCGTGCGCGGCGTATTCGCAGCGCCGCCCTCCCCTTCTAAGCCCCCCCCTTCTAAGTTCAGGGAGACTCCCGAGCCCATGCTGACTCCACAACATGTCGCCGAAATTGTCGCCGGCCATGACCGCTACTTCAGCGACCGACGCGAGGAGCTGCGTGAGGCCCGCCGGCTCTACATGACCGACTTCTGGTCCCGTGAGCAAGGGGAGAGCCAAGCCGGTGGGCTTCGCACTGAGGTGCCCAAGGCATATGCCGTCGTCGAGAGCTACCTCGGCAGTCTCTATGCCAAGAACCCCGCCGTGTTTGTGCAGCCTGATGTGCGCGCACGGGGCAATGCAGAAGTGGCCGAGGCCACCGCCAACCTGTACTTGCTGAGCGTGCGCGAGCAGCTTGAGGACGCAACCCGCCTCGCATTGATCTACCCGTGCTCGTTCATCAAGCTGAGTCCGGTCCCGAGCGTGGACCCACTCAAGCGCGTGGCAGCGGCAGCGCTGCCCCCGTGGGAGGTCATTGTTGACGCCACGGCCTGCGCTTGGGAGCAACAGCGCTACGTAGGGCATGTCTACTTGATGCCCCTTCCAGAGGCGACCGAGCGCTACGGCAAGGCCGAGACGGACTTCACCCCGCGCAGTTACTCCAAGTGGCTCGACTCTACATGGTCGGCGAGCACCCGCGGGTGGGGCTCGGGGCCCACGGGGGGCAACACCAACACTGTGCCGGGAGTCGAGAAGTTCATCAGGGTGGTTGAAATCTACGACCTCCTCGCCGATAAGCTGCTTGTGTGGTCCGAGGACTACTCGGGCGGGCAGCAGTTCCTCTTCACGGGCGTCAAGGTTCAGGTCGGCGCCCTCCAGCCCACCCCCGAAGAGAAGGAAGAGCCCGAGCTTCAACACGAAACCAGTGGCATCCCCTACAAGAGCGCATCGGGCAGGCCCGTCGTGCCTATCCTCCCGCTCTACTTCTCTCGTGACCCCGACACCCCGCTCCGTGGATACAGCCTCATTAGCCGGAGCCGGGATCAGTTCAGAGAACTCAACCTCATGCGCTCCTACCAAGCGCAGGGCGTCCGCCGTATGGCTCGGCAGTGGATGGTCCGGGCGGGCTTCTTGAGCGAGGACGCTGCGGCCAAAATCACGCAGGGCATCGACGGCGAGATGATTGAGGTCGATGTTGCACCGGGCACCCCGCTCGATGGCAACATCACCCCCGTCCCGCAGGCGCCCATTCCCGGTGACATTGCAGCCTATGCTCTGACCGTGGACAACGACCTCAAGGACGCGGGCCTGCTTGCCCCCTTCACCCGTGGAGAAGTCACCAAGAGCACCGCCACCGAGCAACAGCTCCTTGCGGCCTACACGTCGAGCGAAATCGGGCGCATGGCCCGTATCCGAGACGGTGTCATCACCGGGGTCGCCAGCACCTACAACATCATGTTGAGCGTGGTCTTGGGTGACGAGGCCGAGCCCTTGGCCCTGCCAAACCCGGTCGGCCCGACATTCCTCTCGGCGGAGGACCTGACCGGGGACTTCTCGTATTGGGCAGTGGATGCGGGCACCACGCCGATGAGCGACCTTGCCCGGCAAGCGTCGCTTGAGAGGCTCGCCCCCCTGCTGCTTAGTCTCGGGGCTCCCAAGGAGGCCGTCTTGGCCGAGCTTGTGAGGGCCTACCAGTTGCCCGAAGCCTTCGCGAAGGCGGTCGAGCAAGCACAAGCACCCGCGAGCGGGCAAGAGCAACCCCCCTCTTCCTCCCCCCTGCCTTCAAGTATGCTTCCCATCACCGGAGTTTGACCATGCCCCTCACCATGCCTGACATGCCTGACATGCCCCAAGACCTTCGGGACGCTGCCGACGCCTCTGACGCTGAGGTCGAGGCCACCCTTGCGGGGCTTATCCCGCCCCCGGAGAAGCCCTACAACCCCAAGGTCGTGACCGCACTCGCCAACGCCGTTTCGGCCGTCGCGAAGGTCATGGGGGTCCGCCTGACTCCCGAGTCCTACACCGGGCCGGTCGAGGAGCTTGACCCGACCCTCGTGCGCTTCCTCGCCATGGCGGACGCCGCCGCCAAGGACTACGGCTCCCCTCTTCCGGTCGCCCTTGAGAACGTGAAGGGCGACCGTGAGTTGATTGTTTTGACGGTCTACCTTGACCGCCTCGCCAAGGACGCCGACTTCAAGGCGTTCCTGAACATGCCCATCCCCGAGGAGGAGGGCGAGGAGACCGAGGTCAAGGTCAAGCCCGGCAACCGCATGTCCGAAGCCAGCGAGGGCGGGAAGGAAGACTTCGACTTCGCCTCCCGCATGCGGTGACACAATGGCACTCTTCGGCGCCCTCACAAGCGTAGCCAACAAGCTTAAGCAAGCCTTCGGGGTCTCCAAGCCGGCGACGGTCATCCCCAAGGCTCGCGGGCAGTTCTATCGCACCTATGCGGGGGGCAACGAAGCCAACCTGACGGACGCCATTCAGCGCCGTCAGCCCGTGACGTTCTACTACGACGATAAGTGGCAAGAGGACGGTGTGCCCGGCAAGGCGGGGCAGCGCATCGGTAACCCTCATGCCATTTGGGTCGGCAGCAACGGCACCAAGTACCTCCACCTGTATGTGGACCCACAGTCAGCGTCGGCGACAGGAAGCCTGCCTGGCTGGCGCACGTTCATCCTGAGCAGGATACAGAACGTGTCGGTGCTTGAGCTTGGGTCCAGCTTCTTCGGACGCAAGGTCGAGTTTGTGCAGGCACCGGGCTTCAACCGAGCGTGGTACTCGCGTGTAGGCACGCCCGTAGTCCTCCTCAAGTAAACCCCCTCAAGTAAACCCCCTCAAGTAAACCCCGAGGTAACCACCATGGCCGAGCCCAATAGCACCGCTCCCTCCCCGTCCAATTCTGCACCGTCGGTCCCGTCCGTCGCACAGGCGGCCCTCGACGAGTACAACAGCCGCAACGCGGCAGCCGCCCCCGGCGCCCATGCAGAAGGCGGAGAGGAGGGGGCAGAAGCCCACGCAGGCGAGGGCGAGGGTGAGCCCCGGGTGCGCAAGCTCTCCTGGAACGACGCGCTCAAGCAGGTCCCCCCGGATGTCCGCGAGCTGATGAAGTCGATGCAGCGGGACTACACCCAGAAGACGCAGGAGCTGAGCACGCAGCGCAAGGAGTTTCTCCGCGAGCGGGAAGCCCTGCTCAAGGGTCAGCAAGCTCTGCCCAAGGAGCAGCCCGCCCTGCCCGAGTACGACCCCTTCAACGAGGCGTCTATCAACGCTCGCATTGAAGCCGAGGTCAACAAGCGGCTCAACATGGTCCTTGAGCCCATGAAGCGTGAATACGAGGTTATGGCGGCCGAGGAGAGCTACCAGAGCTTCCTGTCGAAGAACCCCGACTTCAAGACCGATAAGGCACTCCGGGCCGAGGTGCAGGCCCTGCTCGAAGCATCCCCCTCACTCGACCTTGAGACGGCCTACTACGCCGCCAAGGGCAAGCGCGGCCCTCTCGTGCAGCAGGCCGAGAGGGCCGCTGCACAGGCTCGACGCACTGCCGACCGTGAGGCCGCTACCCGTGGGACCGCCCTCCCTCGCAAGGGGTCCGGGCTGCCCGTGGCAGGTGACGTCAAGCGCATGTCGAACGCAGACATTCTCGCCATGGCCCGGGCTCTACAGCGCCGTTGAGAACCCCCGTGCCATGGCACGGGTTGGCAAAACGTCACATCCTTGCTATTATGTCTCAGCTTCGGGACAATATGCCACCCCCCACGGTCACCACGGGGCGCTGTTGTTCCTGAGAGCGTGGAACCCGGACTTCCGGACACTCCCTTGACCCCCCCTCAAGAAGCGTCAGAGGTTCGACTATGCGTTCCATTCTCTCGTCCACGCTGCCCCTCCTGCGTGACAAGCTCATCGACAACTCCTTCGTGAGCCATCCCCTGTTCCGGGCCATTGAAGCCTCGGGCAACCTCGTGAAGATTTCGGGCGGCTCTCGTATCGAGCAGCCGGTCATCTTCGGCGAGCACTCCAGCCTCAGCGTGCTGAGCAACGGCTTCGAGCCGGTGTCCATGGCCGTGACCGACCCCTTCTACACGGCCAACTTCGAGTGGGCCAACTTCACTCAGCCAATCGTGTTGAGCGCAGTGGAGAAGGCCGCCAATAAGGGCGACGACGCCATCGTCAACATCCTTGAGGGCAAGATGAAGAACGTCCTCCTCGGGATGAAGAAGGCGGTGAACCAGCAGGTCATGGTTGGCACCGGGGCGGTGTCCACCCTCCAGACCCTCAACGGCAACGGCACCAGCACCTCTGCCCCCGTCACCACGGGTTGGTTCGAGGCCCTGGCGAGCACCGCGCAGACCAACACGGTCGGCGGCCTCTCCAAGACCACATACCGCAGCAAGAACTGGTTCAACCAGTGGTATGACAGCGCCGGCAGCTTCGCTCTCAGCCACCTCGATGAGCTGTTCATCAACTGCCAGACCTACCACCCCGCCGGGAAGACCCCCGACATCATCCTGATGTCCCCGAAGTGCTTCGGTGCCTTCCAGGCGCTTCAGCAGTCCTCGGTGCAGTACGTGAGTGCTTCCGACCGTGAGTCCCTGGACCGGGACATGGTGGCCATGTGGCGCGGCGCGAAGATTTACGTGGACCCCAACCTCGGCTTCACCTCGGCTGGTGGGGCGCCCGTGTCGGCCTACGTGCTGAGCAGCGACCTGTTCCAGCTCTACACCGACACCGACGGTTGGTTCCACGTGAGCGACCTGATGCCCGTCCCCGGCACCGCGACCGAGGCGGCCATGGTGTTCTGCCGCATGCAGCTCGTGACCGGTCACCTCGCGAGCCACGGCATCCTGACCGACGCCGAGGCTTGATGCAGCCTACGGGCTGCTGACCCTTCAAGTCACCTTCTCCCCCCTCTTCAATTGGAGCCTTCAACATGGCTACCTCGAACCTCATTCAGTACCTCTCGGCCGGTGAAGCCGCCAACACGAGCAACCGCCGGGTGGTGGAGACGTACCTCACCGCTGGCGCGGTCGCGCTCGGTGACTGGTGCGCGCTCGACACCAGTCAGACCGGAGCGGACAAGGCCCTCTACGTGACCCCCACGCCGGCTACCGCCGGCCGGGGCAACGTGGTTGGTGTCGCCATCGAAGCCATCACCGGGACGGCCTCTGCGCCCGCCCAGGTGAAGGTGTGCATCGCCGGCTACGTGGCTGCGGCGAAGGTCGCTGCCGGTACCGCGCAGCATGCCTCCCTGACCACCTCCGCCACCCTCGGAACCGCCGTGACCTACGCCACCGGCACGCATACCGCCACCGGCCCGGCAGGCGTTGCCCTGACCGCCGAGGCGGCCGGCTTCTCCGAGTGCTTCGTGTACGGGCGCTTCTGCTGAAACCCCCTTCCCGAGGGGGCGGCCCACAGGTCGCCCCCTCGGGCCTCTCCCGGCCCTTCGTTCTCGTTCGGCTTCAGATAGCTGACCTGCCTCGGGGCTCCGGGGGGTCCGTACGAGGACGAAGGGCCTCTCTCGTCCCCCCTCTGAAGTGAGGTTGTAGACCCCAATGAACCTCGGCAACCTCATTGACTTCGTCGGCAACCTCCTCGACTACGACCCGACAAACGACACCTATCGGGAGCAGCTTGTCTCCCTGCTGAACGACGCGCAGACCCGGTGCTTGACCGACCGCCCGTGGGACTTCGCAACCCGCGACCGCAAGCTCAACGTCTACACCGACGCCTCCGTGAGTGTGGGTGTGACCAATGGCAGTGGGTTGGTCACCGGTGGGCCCTTCCCCGTGAGCACCACCAATGTGCGGCCCGGTTCCTCCTATGAGTTGGGCATCTTGCGCGTGACAGACAGCGCAAGTGTGACCGCGGACTATCGCGTCATGTACGTGTCCACGGGCAACCAGCTCTTCTTGGACCGGGACTTCACGGGTGTAACGGGGGCCTATACGGCCACCTTGTTCAGGCGTGAGGTCTACCTACCCTCGGACTGCGCCCAAGTGCAGAACGTGGCTGACCCGGCCGTTGGTGTGCCTGCCAAGCTGCTGGCCCTAAGCAAGTGGGAACGCGAAGACGCGAACCTCGACCCCGCGCAGCTCGGCACCCTTGAAGCCTACTTGCCCTCCGAAGGGCTCAGGGTCCAAGCCCCGACCACTCCCCGCGGTGTGCAAGTCGTGGCTGCCGCTCCGGGGCAAGGCATCCGCACTATCAAGCTCTACATGGTCAATGTGCTTGGTCCCGCGAGCCCTCCCTTCCCCGTCTATCCCCGGGATGTGAGCGACGGCTTCGAGAGCGCGTTCAGCAAGCCCGAGACCTACACGCTCTCGGACACCGAGACTCTGCGCATGACCCCGGAGACAATCCCTAACAAGACTGGTTTTTATCGGCGCTACTACTTCACCTGCCCCGAGGCGAACATCCTCGCGCCCGTTCGGGTGAGGGACGCCTTAATCAACAACCTCACGGTGACGGGCGTAGATACCGTCCCGCCTCCGGGGGGTATCACCCTTGCACCGAACCTTGCGCTGAGCCACTTGAGCGGGCAGAGCTTCCAGGCGACCAGCATCCGCTATCAGTTCGACCAGAGCGCGGTGTATCAGTCCGTGCAGCTCTATCCCCATCCGTCGGAGGACCAGGAGCTTGACTGCCGCATGGTCATTTCGCCGTCACGGATGTTGGAGGACCAAGACGCCCCTCTCATTCCTGCGGCGTATGCACAGCTCATTGCATATGCCGCGCTTGAGTCCCTGACCCTCAAGGTGGACAACGCTGCATTGTCGCAGGTCTACGCCCGCAAGAAGGACGTGCTCTACAAGGGCATGGAGCAGACCTACTTGAAGGTCGTCCCTCGGCGCCTTGTGAAGGGCGAGCCTACTTCGGGCTTCCGCTTCGGCTCCAACCCCTTCGGCCCCTTGCGGCTCATCCCCTAAGCCACAAGAGAGGAGACACGCCATGCAGGGCACCGTCTTCCAAACACCCCTTGCCGGGGGCCTTGAAACCCGCCAACCGCAGAACCCGCAGAATGCGGGCCGGGTGGAAAACTGGAGCACTGACAAGAACACCGGGGGCTGGACTTCCATGCTCGGCTACGAGCCGTTCAGGCCGGGCCAAACTACTTGGGACCCCTTCGGGACATGCGGGCCGGTCTACTCGCTGCATGTCGCTCAGCACCTTGCAGGCGGCGCCCGTCAGCATGTTCTCTTCGAGGAGGGGGGCAACCTCCACCTGCTCTATGACTCGACCGGAACACCCGTTCTGCGCACCCTCGCCACGGGGCGCCATGTCCCGACCGCCATGGAGCCAGGCTCTTGGTACACCGACACCGGCTATGGCACGGTCGTGACCAACGGGGTGGACCGACCCGTGCTCGTCAGGCCGTGGCCGCTCTCGGGCCTCTCTGATAGCGCGAACACCATTTCGCAGTGCATCCGCCCCTTCGGCTTCGACGGGCTCCCGGCACCCCCGGACCCGCACAACGTCAAGCCCGTTCCCCCGCCCCCTTACCCGCCGAACATCCCCATCCCCGGAGGCGGTGCTACGACGTTGTGGTGCCCCGCTGACGGGAACGCGGTCCCCGACGGGGGTCGGTGGGGCCTGGGCTTCGCGAACAACGTGGGCGGGAACGACGGAGACAAGTCGGCCATCTTCGGTTGGGCCGTGAGTTTTATTAGCGACACCGGGAGCGAAGGGCCAACATCCACCCTTGCAAGTGTGCGGTGGGCCCTTCAAGCCGACGCCGAGGGGTTCCGCCATGCCTGCTGCGTGGACCTCCCGCTCGGCCCCAAGGGCACGGTCGCACGCAAGGTCTACCGCACGACCAACTACTCGGACGACTACAGCTTCCCGGGAGACACGACCCTCTACTTCATTGATGTGGTGCGCAACAACGTAGAGACCACGTTCTTCGACGCGGTGGCCACGGCGAACCTGGGGCAGCCGAGCCCTGAGATTGCGACCGGTCCCCTACCAGCTCCAAGAGCCCGGTTTTCTGCCCTGTACAACGGCTGCTTGTTCCTCGACGGCGGAGTCGACGATAGCCGCACCCTCTACTACAGCGCCGCCGGCCTTATCGAGCAGTTTGCCGCCGACGCATACATTGAGCTGGCTTCCACCGGGGGCGGAGTCACCGCGCTCTATGCGAGCTACACGGCCCTGCTTGTCTTCCGTGAGAACGGCATTGATGTGGTGCAAGGGGACTACGCTTCGGGCTTCACGGTCACCACCGTGAGCAACAACGTGACCTGCCGGGCCCCACACAGCATCAAGACGGTCCCGGGCTTGGGCGTCGTGTTCCTCGCGAATGACGGGGTGTACGCGGTCACGGGCGGCCTCGTGGGCGGTGCCAACACCGAGGTCTTGAACCTGACGGCGAACCTCGACGCGGTTCTCACAAGGGTGACGGCCGACTGCCATGCCAAGGCAGTCGGTGTCTATTCGGAGAAGCTCCGGGAGTACCAGCTCCACGTCCCGGTGGACGGCAATGACCGGCCCAACATGGGGCTGGTCCTACACCTTGATCGCCTGTTGAACCCGGGCGGGGCCGCTCCTCTAAGCCCGTGGTCGACCCGTGTTGGTTTCCCCGTGGGGGGTGCAAGCACCTTCTTCGACGGCACGGTGCTCTTCGGCCACAACACCGGCAGTCAGGACGCAACCACGAACTCGCAGCGTGGGTTGTTCGTCATGTCGGGCAAGAGGGCCGCGGGCAAGGTGCCGTCCAACAACACGCTTGTCTATGCAGCCCTACCTGCAAGCGTCTACCGGAGCGCTTGGTGCAGCTTCGGTGACCCCCAAGTGCAGAAACAAGTGACCTATGTGACCTTGTGGTTGTCTACCACCGGGAACATCCCCGTGACCGTGCGGCACTACAAGGACTTCAGCCTGACGCCCGTGGAAGAGCGCACCTACTATGCGCAGCCTCCTGATGCCCCGCGCCTGCCCGTGCTCGACAAGGCGGTCATTGGGAGCACGGGCACCACCTACTCGGACGAGCGGTTGGTCCCGCTGCGTGTCAGCGTGGCTCACATGAGCGCCGCTTGGTTCTGTTTCGAGCTTGAGACAACCGGTGTCCTCACCCTCGTGGGCTATGAATATGAGTTCGCGACCAAGGGCACCAAGGTCGTTGCGGGGGTGCGCGCGTGAAGCACTGGACCGAGCGGGAAGCCGCAACAAACACGACCGTCTCGCCAGACCTCCTCAACAAGGAGCTTCAAGCGAGTCAGTCAAGCATGACCACGCTAAGTCGGGAGCAGCTTCCAAGTGCGGTGTTGGACCCCACCCGCATGGAGGACCATGCACTCCATAGGGTGTGGACCTCTTCGCGGTGGCCGACCGCCACGGAAGGCCAGCAGGACGCCGACGCGGACCCCGACGTAGAGGGCCGGACGTGGCGCGCTTCGACTATTCAGGTACACGCCGGAGGCTGGACCGACGTTGGCGCCACGCCCATTACCTTGACGGGGTTCAAGGGAGGGAGCCTCTACTTCGAGTATGGGTGCAACGTCTACGCCAACAACATGTTCGCCAAGGGCGTCAACGACGGTGCCCCTGGGTCGCCGGGGTTCATGCGCATGCGCGTCCTCGTGAATGGCGTGCCCCTCGTTGAGCGCCGGGGCAAGAGCTTCGTTGGCCGGCAACGGGTGTTCGGCTCCGGGGTGTTCATGGCCGGGGACTTGACCGTGCAGGTGCAGTTCCGCTTGACTGAACCCTCGGGGGACGGCAACTCGAACTCCAATGCCGCACCGCCCAACAACAACATTGTCTTCGGGCACGTCTATAGCGGGAGATACCTCGCCGTAGGCAGGTGGAGGTAGCCCATGTCTCGTATCACCACCCCCCCGGCGCAGGACGGGCAAGCCCTCACAGCCGCCGACTTAAACTCCCGCTTCACGGCGTTCTCCCAAGCCGGAGCTGTGAACGGGTTCAACACACGAGACGGTGCCTTCGACCTGCCGCAGTTCAGCTCGACGCCGTTTATGGCGCCTCTCATGGCGACCGGAGTTATTGGGCGGGACGACTGGAAGCACACGGCCTACAACACGGACGCCGCCCCGGCGGCCGGTCCTGCTTCGCCCTTCTTGGTGCGGGACGCCGCAGGAACTGCAACCCCGCTGGCTCTCGGAGGAGCCAGCGGCTGGACCATGACCACCGAGCAGGTGCTTCGGGTCTATTGGGACCTGAGCGTCCGCCCCCGCTATACGCCGGGCACGACTCCGTGGCTTACAGTCGGCTCGCTTGGTTTCTGGGATGTGGGTTCGGGGGCCGCAACCCTCGTGGGGTCTGGTATGTCTTGTTGGGCGTTCTGGCTGCAATGGGACCTGACCAGCAGCGCCCTTGTGAACTGGGTCGATGTGCCGCAACAGTCGTCCTTCAACGACGCGGTCGGGGGCCTTCTCGGTGCTTCGCTTGGCAACACCATGGGCACTACCGTGGTTCCGCCATGGTTTGACGTAACCAGAGGGCTCGACAATGGGAACTTCTCCTCGACCTCTGACTACGCCGTCGGGTGGACCGGCATTTCCGGGGACTGGAGCTTCCAGCCCGTGATGAACACCACCGTCTACGGGCTAAGGGTCGTGTTCACCGGAACCCTCCATGCGTGGAACACAGGCGGGGTCAACTACCTTGTCCGTGACGACGCATGCAACGCCACCGGCGATGTGTTTATCGACCACAACGGGGGCCGGCTTGGTGCTATGGTTATGCGTGACCGCTGACCACCCACCGGCCCCTCCATTCTCCCCACACTGATTGTAGCAGGCATCATGGCCTACACCCCACCGACCACCTTCACCACCAACACCGTGCTCACGTCCTCGGCGCTTGAGGGGAACATGGAGGCGTTGCGGGTCTACCTGCATGAGGGCATTGTTGTGGGGGACCTTGAGGCGGCGAAGTGGGTCCAAACCCGGCATGTCCAGCCCCCGGACTACCTGCCCTATGCCGGGCTCAATCATGGCGTCACGGGCTACCAAGGCGGTCAGAACGCTGGCGGCGCCAACGTCCGACTGAGCTTCGCGACCAAGTTCCTGACGGGGAATGGGCGCACGGGGAGCAACAGCTTCGTGAACGTCCCCAACAGCAGCTTCGCCCTTGATATCCGTAGGCCCGCCAAGCTCCTCTTCCACTATTGGTGGGAGTGGGAGGTCGGCCGGGACAGCTCGACCCCCGCGTACCAACCGGCTGCCGACGAGCGCTTGGTGTGGTTCGCCCCGTGGGTCGGCGACATCACGAACGCATACGACCTGTACCGAGCGGCTGCGCAGGAAACCCGGAACGCCGCAGTCGGGATAGGTAACACCTACCCCATTGGCCTCGCAGACCCCCCATCTCAAACCGGGGGCTATGATGCCAAGCAAGGCACCCTCATGCTCGACTACAATGTGGTCGGCGTTCTCAAGTTTGGGCTGGCTTCGCACTCGCAGGTTGATCGCGTTGGTGTGGTCAATTGGGGTGTGGCCGCCGAAGTCTTCTACTTGTAGCCGGAGGCACCTATGGACCCCATTACACTGGCCCTCCTCGGAGGGGGACTCGCCAAGGCCGGGGCGGGCATTGCCTCGGGCATCGGGACAGCGCGTGCCGCCAAGAAGCAGTTCTTGACCCCCGCGGAGGAGCAAGAGCTTGCAGAGCTTGAGGCCCGCAAGCGTGCGGGCACCCTTGGCCTCACCGAGGGTGACAGAGGCCGGCTTGAGCAGCAGTTCTTGGCGGAACAGGCCGGGGCCCAACGGGAGCTTGAGGCCACGGCCCTGCAACAGGCCGCTGCCCGTGGCTTGCAGAGCGGTGTCTCCGGAAGGGAACTGTTCCTTCAGGAGCAGGCACAAGCCTCGGCTGAGCGGGGCATGCGCCAACAGCAGAACCTCGCGCTGCTTGAGGTCGACCGCTCGCAGCGCGAAGCAGAGCTGGCCCGTATCGACGCCATGCGGGCCCAACAGAAGGGTGCCGAGGCCCAGCGTGCTGCGGGCATTGCCCAAGCCGTATCCCTCGGGCTCGCCGGAGCTGGCGATGTAGCCCTGCAAGCCGCCTCCATGAGGCAGCAGGCCAAGCTGAACGAGCTTGAAGCAGCCGCCCGTGCAGAGACGGACCAGTCCCTCCTCAACAGGCTCTTGGCCTACCCGGGTGGGGTCACGGGTGGTGGCATCGTGCCCCCCGTGACCCGCCCCCCTACCGTCCGTTACGAGAATATATAGAAGAAGATACCTTATATTCTCGTAACGATTTCTCAGAAGTGAGCCTTCTAAGATAGTTTTTGAGCCCTCCCCGACTCTTGGCCCCACCATGCGAGAGGTCCACCACATGCCTCCGAAGACTTCCACCCCCCTCCCCGCCCGGACCCCGACCTATCTCCAGCAGTACAGCCGCGTGCTCAATGCGGCCTATCGATACGAGCGTATCCAACGGGAGGTCCAGGACGAGCAGGCCCGGGTGCAGTACCTTGACTCGCTCATTGGGCAAGAGCGGCAGACCCTCGCCGGGTTGCAGCAGGTTTTCCGGGCCGAGCCCTTGTCTCTTGAGGTGGCGCAAGGGCTCCTGCGGGACATGTCCGCGGCGGACACAGCCCGTGCCCTGGCAGAGGCCCGTGGTGCTGCGGCCTACAAGGCCGGGACGACCGTATCGAAGGGGGAGGCAAGCGAGCTTCGCAGCGCCTACGCACAGAGCGCGGAGCTTGGTTACTCGACCACCGAGGCACTCCTGGCGGGGGCCTCGCCCGAGAAGCAAGCCGCCATTCTGAAGGCCCTGCCTTCCTCCGTACCCGCGCAAGACCGAGCGGCCCTTAGCAAGTACGCAGCATCCGTGGCCTCCAAGAAGCCCTTGGGCACGGGAGGAGGTGGCGCTGCCGCTGCCGAGCAGGCCAAGGCCGTAAGCAGCGCCCTTGAAGCCGCCTACTTCGCGGGGCCGACCGGCATCCGTGGTGGATACCAGGGCCTCGCCGTCGTCGAGCGCCGCAAGCTGACGGCCGCCCAGCTTGAAGAAGGTGGAGACAAGAAGGCGGCCGAAGCGCTCCGCAAGAGCGGCTATGCCACGCAGCAAGACGCGCTGGATGCGGCTCTTGAGAGCGTGCGGGGCAGCGGCGACCCTCAAGCTATTCCTGACCAGTACGCTCGGGACATCTACCTTGAGGCCCGCAATACGCAGGCATATACCAACGCTGAACGGGCAGACTTCGAGCAGGAGGTCTTGGACTCCCGGAAGCGCATCGCCAAGCTTGAGGGGGAGCGCGCGTCCATTGCCGGGGCGTACAAGGACCCGGCACAGGAAGCCATCAAGCGTGAGCTGACGGCCCGGGGCTACAAGTTCGCGGGCGTGGGCTCGGTCGATGAGTGGCAGAACCGCTACTTGCCCTATCAGAACACCCCCTACTACGATGTGCTCCTCAAGGCCGACCGGCTCGTGGACTCGGCCAAGCAAAACGCGAAGCCCCTCTCGCCGACCTCCAAGGCGCAGAACATGGTTGCTACGCTGACCATGCAGTACGAGCGCACGGGCACCAAGTTCGACTTGGACACCCTGCGCAAGCAGCTCTCCAAGGCGCAGGACCTTAGCCCGGCCGACATCGACGACGCCCTGAGCTTCATTGTGGCCTACCGCGAACTCGGCGGAGATGCGCAGGACCCGAAGCAGTTGGAGTTCCTCAAGCAACAAGAAGAGTCCGAGAAGAGAAACGCCGAGGCATACCGTGCTGAACGGGAGCAGAAGGCGCTTCTCAAGCAGCGCGAGATTGATGCCGCACGGGAGGACGCCCGCCTCATCGAGGAGAAGCTCAAGAGGACCCCCGCAGAGGTCCGGGCCGAGCACGCCCGGGACGAGGCCCCCGGCAAGTACTACGCCCGTCTCCGCGCCCTCGGCGTTGACGCCGAAGACGCTCGCTCCCTCGCCGTGAAGCAGGTCCCCCCGCCCCCCGCCCCCCGGGCGGCTCCTGTGGCGGCTCCCCCGGCCCCCCCGCCTCCTACCCCCCGGGCGCCTGTGGCCCCTCCTGTGGCGGCTCCCCCGGCCCCCGAGCCCGGCATTATCGGCGCCCCGTTCGAGGAAGCCGGCACGCCCTACAGCTACCGCAAGACCCCAGAGGGCTATCTCATCTACAAGGGCGGGTTCTATGCGGGCAAGGCTGCCCCCGGCTCCCATGCTGCCCAATCCATTGAGCGCGTTATGGCGGGGCAAACCCCCCTTCGACCCTTGCCACCTCCTCCGGCGCCTTCGCCTGCGCCTGTAAGGACCAGCCCTGCGCCTGCCGCGCCCCAGGGTGCGCGCGAACTGAGCGATGAGGAACTCCTCCAGAAGCTTCTCCAGAAGTATGGGGTTCGGTAATGGCCACCACGTCCCAACAGTACTTCGACGCAGCTCTCAGGGCCGACGCAGCCGGAGACTCTGAGGCTGCGCGTAGGCTCGTGCAGGCAGGCGTCTCCGCCAAGGCCGCAGAGGAGCGTGACCTCCTCGCGCAGGAGCAAGCACGCCCGTTGCCGCGCATGGAGCCACGCTATCCGACCTTCGCTCCGACCTCTCAGGTAGAGGGGCTGGTTCGGGAAGCCGTCGCGAAGAAGGCCCGCGAAGAAGTTGCCGCACGGGCCCCCGTGCTCCCCCCGGAGGCGAGCATTTCCGAGCTGCGTGCTGCCCGTGAGAAGGAGGCACGGAAGGTCGCAGAGGCCGCCCGTGCGCGGACCATTCAACCCGGTGTAGAGCGCCCTGTGGAGCCGGGCACGCTGCCTATCTTCCGGCCCACTCGCATTGAGACGGTGCCTATGGTCCGACTCCCCCGTGACCTACAAGACGACCTGGTGTCGATAGACGAGGAGTTTGTGCCGGCGGAGGAGGCGTACAAGTACGGCCCCTATGATGAGGAGGCCCTTCTGAGCGAACAAGCCTACTTCGCTGACGAACAACGCAGGCGTATGTACCGGGACCCCGAGACGGGAGAGCTTCGCCCCCCGACCATTCAAGAGGAGTTCATCGAGAGCTTCGCACAGCAGACCGAAGTTCCTGAAGCTCGGTTTCGGGCAGAAGCCATGGAGCGCGACCTCCAACAGCGCAAAATCGACGAGGCCGTGGCACGCGGCGAAGACGTACCCTTCTACAATCGCTATTTGGCGCCAGCGACCTACGGCATTTTGACCTCCGAGCGACAAGGCAAGGGCCTTGTCGAGACGCCGCTTGGGGCGACCCTCCGAGCAGGGCTTGGCTATGTGGAGGCGGCAGCCGCCGAGGGCGCCTTCCGAGCGTTTGGCTACGAGGTGGACGAGAACGGTGTGCCGGTAGACCCGGACGACACGGCCCTCGCCCTGAAGCGCGCCCGGGAGTGGGCCGGACTCCCCGAGGTTGCCTACCCCTTGCAGACCCTCGGCGTCGCAGCCCGAAACATCACGACCGCCTTGGGGGCCGAGCCCGAGACGGCCAAGCGTGTCGAAGAAGCCTTCAAGGGTGCGGTGCCTCTGCCGACCCCGCTCCCAGGCTTCGCGACGGAGCGTGAACAAGCCAAGACCACGCCCTTCGACCCGGAAGGGGTACGCCGCGTCGGGAGCGAGAAGGCCCCCGACCCGTTGACGGAGCCGAAGGCCGCGCTCGACTTCTATGCCCGCAAGGTCACCGAGAACGTCGCCAAGGGGCGCACCTTCGCGGACGAGTGGTACGACACGCCCGTTATGCGGGACTACTTCGCCTCCACGCTCGGGGACGGCGACTGGGCCTTCTATGCCGGCATGGTGCCGAGCGTATTCACCCCTGCCGGGCCGGGGACGGCTACAAGGCTTGTCGGCAAGACCGTCAGCACGGCCACGGACCTTGCCAAGCTCAGCGACAAGGCGAAGGCGCTTCAAGCTGTGGAGCAAGCCGCCGAGGACCTACGCCGAGTACCGCGGACACTCGAAACCGGTGGGGCTAACCCCGAATGGAAGGCCCTCAACAGCCGCCTTGAAGACCTGACCCGCCAAGCCTCGGCGGAGGTCAGCCCCGGCGTTGTGCGCAAGGTCGCCGAGTCGGCCGTCAAGTTGGCCGTTCCGGAGCAGGCAGCCGCCAACAAGTTCATCGCGGCCATCCAAGACCCGACCAACAAGGTAGAGACCGTCGCCGACCTGTACAAGCTCGCCGGCAAGCTCGCCGACTCAGGGGTCACGCCCGAAGCCGTGTCGCAGGTGGCCCGTCTCACGCTGCGCAACACCCCCGATGACTACGTGCTCCTGAGCGACGCCATTGCCGTTCCCAGGAGCATGGCAGCGCAGCTCAAGCCACAGTTTGAGAGGGCGCGGAAGGGCCTGTTCCTATCGAGTGCGACCAACATGAAGAACAAGCTCGGCGAGCTTGTTCGGGGGCGGGGGTTGCCTCCGGACCACCCCCTCGCAGTTGCGGCCCGCAAGCTCCAAGACAAGCTGCCCACTGCGAACCCGGGGCGGACATACTTCGCGGATTTGAGCGAAGACCTACAGAATGAGCTTCGGACCTTCGTGCGGTCTACGGCGGCACGGGCCGGCAAGGACCCTGACGCTGCCTTCAAGGCGTTCATCAACAACGCCCCTCCCGCCTACGGCCCACTCAAGTTGGTGGGAGAGGGAGGGCGAATCTTCAGATCTTGGGACGAGGTTCCCGCGGCGCTTCGCCGCCAGGCCGTGGACGCACATGACGTGGCCATTGCAAGGGAGCTTCGCCAAGCACGGAGAGCGAGCGAACTCACCCGGGCGCAGATTTACTTCGACTCCGCCGAGCAGAGCCTCGGGGCTGCGAAGTTCTTCGACTCCCCCTTCGTCAGGAAGCTCAGGGCTCTTGTGGGTGTGCAGCACCAAGAGACTCTTGCTGCTGCACGGACGGCCAACGAAATCCGCCGGGCCGGGCAGACCTCCTTGCGTGACATGAGGGCGCTGTTTGGGAAGAAGCTGCAAGAAACCGGCGATGTGGACCTCGCACTCAACGCCATGTTGCGCGAGCAACTTACTCAAGCCGGAGAGTCCTCGGGCAAGGCTTGGGATGTGCTCTATACGCTGCTGTATGGCGAGCGGACCAAGGACGCAGCTCTTGCCGCAGCCGAGGCCCGCGTGCCCGGCCTTATGGACGAGTTCCCGACCCTCGACGCCGTTAGGGCCCTCGACAAGCAACTTGCCGACGACAAGGTCGTGCTTGGAATGCTGACCCCTGACTTCGAGGCAGCCTTCTTGAAGGTCACGCTCGACGAGGGCCTTCGGAAGAACCTCTCCAAGGTCCGGCGGGACATCTTCCTCTCTGGGGCTGCACGGTCGTTTGTGGACAACGTGCCGCTCGGGGAACTCGTTGAGTTCGGCGCCTCCAACAATGCGCTGCGCAATGCCGACGAGCTGCTTGCGCGGCAAGGCAAGCTACTGCCCTTCACTTCGGGGGTGGGGGCCAAGGTCATTCCCGACGCCATGGGCCTCCCTCGGACCTTCGTCTACGACGTTGCAGCAAGCCAAGTTGAGAAGGCCATCGCCGAAGGAATGGGCGAGGGCTTGTTCCAAGTGCTCGATGATATTCCCGTCCAGGCTCGCGCAGACACCGTGAGCTATGCGCGGGACACCCTTGAGGCGGTGCTCGGGACGTGGCGTCGCAATGTGCAGCAGCGCTGGCACTACGGCTGGGTCGTTCCCAACCTCCTCACCATGGGGGGTCGGTTGCTCTCCATGGCCATCATCCCGGTGACGACCATTGGGGCCTTCGACACCCTCGCGGCCTCGGGGCGAGGGGCTACAAGAGCGCTGAACTACGCCAGGGAGGCCGTAGGGCTTCGGCGGACGGTCGGCGGGGGCATCACGACGCCCGAGGGGGTCTACTACAGCCCGCAAGTGTTGGAGGATCTCGGGCGGTCCTACGGGCTCGGGGTCACACAGCTTGAAACCGAGCGTGTCGGGACCCTCGCCCGAGAGCTTATGGCGGAGGTCAATAGGCAGCGCAGCAAGGTCCCGAAGGTGTGGGGCTTGGCGAGCAGGTTCGACCCCCGCGACAAGGGCTTCTTCGTTCGCGTCGCAGAGGCCATGGAGCTTGGTTTCCGCAAGAGCGTTTTCGAGATGGCCCTCGCCCGTGGCGACGTGCCAAGCGAGGCAGCGGAGCTTGCCCGCAAGAGCCAGTTCGACTACTCGCGGACCCCCGACTTCGTGCAGCAGCAGCTTGGGCAGTACGTGGGCGAGAGCGCCGCCCTGTATCAAGCGACCACCGAGGCCCTGCTCAAGCTCAGGGAAAACCCACAAGCCGCGACGGCCATTCTCAAGGCCAACCGACAGAAGGCCGAGGCGCAGGACCCCTACAACATTCATGGAGACAAGGCTCTGAAGTCGCTCGGCATTGTGACGCTCGACGACAAGAGCACCTACTACCTGCCTGAGACGCCCATTCTTCGCCCGGTCGAGGCAGTGCTTGGAGCGGCCCGTCGTGCTGACCTACTCGCCTCGGATATCGTGGAGGCTTACAAGCTCGAAGGGGCCCTGAACGCAGCCTATGCTGCGACCGTGGGAACGGGTGGCATGGTGGTCCGCACCCTGGGCGACATTCTTCTGCCCAGCGTTGTAGAGGCTTATGACCGCTTCGATGAGGGAGACGAGTACATCACCACCGGCGTCCCTGACGCGGCTCCTATGAGCGACGAGAAGGTATTTTGGACCCTTGCCTTGGCGGCGCACCTCCGTGACCCGCAGCACGAGCCCGGAGGTGACTGGAGCACCTTCGTGAGCTACTTCGACCCGGTGGTCGTAGACCCTCCCGCGGAGCAGACCACGGAGTACAACGGCAAGAAGTACTGGACTCGACAGCCGCCCGAGGGCACACCGCACGTCTACATGGGAATGGACGAGAAGGGCCGGCGTCTCTATACGGCCTTGAAGCCCAGCGCTCAAGGCATGCGCAACATCAAGCTCATGCGAACGGTGACCCCGCAAACCCTTGAGCGGCTGCTTCCCCTCTATACGACCCTGGACTTCGAGAAGGGGGCGGCCCCACCCAAGCGGGGGCCGTACGAGGTCTATGCAGAGCCGCTGGTGCCGAAGAGCCGGACTCAAGCCGCCATGGACGCGGTGCTGCCCAGGGTGGAGATGACCCCCGAGCAGGTACGCCTCAAACAGGCCGAGGGCATTCGTAGCGTCCGAGAGCAGATTAAGGTAGACTGACACAACACAACCGCCGCCCACGCAAGAGGGGGACTCCAGTGCCGACCAGAGTAACCAATTTCCTTCACGTTTCGCAGACCACGGGCACCACGGGCCTGACCAATGCCTTCGGGACTGCCCGCACCCACAACCTGACGTTGAACCTGCCGTCGTTTCAGTCGACCGCGAAGTGGTGGGCGGGCATTCTGGAGACGGTCAACCTGCACGTCCATGCCATCGCAGGCGGCTGCACATCGCTGACCGTGCGCGTGACTTCGGATGCGGCCGGCAACGAGAGCATCCTCCCGGACACCGTGGCAACCATTGCCACGGGCATCGGCACAGGGACCACGGGCAGCGTCGCCTTCTCGGCAGGGGTTGGCATGACCAACCGCAACCCCACGCAAACCACCACGACGGTCTATGTGTGGGTCAAGACAAACGCCGGGACGTGCAACCTCAAGGACTCCACCATTACGTGGCGGGAGTGAGCCGTGCCAATTGCGCCCTTCTTCTCTCCCACCACCGGAGCAAGCGGTGGAGCCACGGCCGGCTATCCCCCGCTTAGCGTGACGCAGCCCTCCGGTGTGGCGCTGGCTTCGGGGGTCACTTCCACACCGGTGACCTTCGCGGCGGCTTCTGGGGGCTCCGGCACCTACACCTACGACCCTCCGGTGGTCACCCACTCCGTCGGCTCGGGCGCATCGGCCTCGGGGACGGCGCCCGGGTCGGTGACGGTGTCCGGTCTGGCCAACGCGGACGTTCTGCGAGTGACCGTGACCGTCACCGACACGGTGACAGGGCAAACGGCGACTATGGTCGCCGAGGTCTCTGTGGCCGCCTCTGCGTCCACGGCCTGGACCTCCCATGCTGAGTTCGACTTCACGACGGGGCTGGCGGTGGCCTCCAGCTCTGCGACCAGCGGGAGCCTCGCGGTGACCACCACGGGGGGCGCGGCCTACGCCACGGTGCTGCTCGGCGGCTCGGGCACGGCGACGAGCCGCTCTGTCTCCGTTGGCTCTGGTGGGCTGGTGGTCTCCGTCACGGACGACGGTGACGCGACCAGCTCCGGGCACCAAGGCGCCGTGCAAATCAGCACGGCGGGGCTCAATTTCGGCCAGCCCATCCTCATCGAGCTGTTGGTGGACTCTGTCACCCTGACCCAGGACAGTGACGCACCAATGGCCGCCGGTTTCCTCGGCCCCTCCGCCACGGCGGCGGCTGGAACGTGGTTTGTCGGACCTCGCTACGGAACCACCTCGGACTTCCTGTTTCGCCTCTATTCGGGAAGCTCTACCAGCACGCAGCAGACCCCCGCGGCGGCCGTGCCCGCACAGGGCCGTATCCAGTGGCTGCTGACCGGCTCCGCCGCCGAGGTGCGTTGGAAGGCCGGCGCCAACACATTCCTCGGGGCCATCGACACCAGCCCGGACCTTGTTGGCTCCGGCTCCCTGTCCGGGTCGGTGGCCGCCTCCGTCCCGACCTCGCCCTACTCGGGCGGGCTGGCCGTCGGTGGCTATGTCAATGCGAAGGGCCCGGCCCTTCTGTCGTCCGTCCGGGTGACCAAGCTGAAGGTTTGGAAGCCCGGCTACACCCTGTAGGAGCTACGTCATGCCCGCGACTACACTTGAGACAGGCGAGGTCGTCACCACCGTAGGGCCCGACGGTGACGAGTACACCGCCGTCCGGGTGGTGCTGTTCATCCCGGCCTCTCTACTCTCCGAGGTGGGGCGGGAGGCCCTGGCGGCCCAGTTGGGCGAGGCCACGGTCGCTGAGGTCGAGCGCGTACTCGGCGAGGTAGGCCCTTGATTTTCCCGACCCGCCCCCCCACCCTCCGTGGGAGGTACACGAAGGTTGTCCGGCAGTATTGGTCGCCCAGCCTGCCGCATCCTGGAACGTACAGCATTAACTCTTGGGAGCGACGCAGATGAGTCCCGAAATGTTGACATCCAGCCTCGGATTTTTGCCGTATTTGGCAGGACCTGGCGCAGCCGTTGTCGCGCTTATGCTCCTGCTTGTGGGGCTCTATGCGCTTGTAGTGCGGCATATCATCCCCCTGGCTGCTGCTCTTGGCAAACGGCATCTGGACCAAATCGATACTCTGATTGGAAATCAGAAATCTGCCAACGACACGATCACCAAGGCTCTCCAATCGATTGACCGGCGCTTGGGGGTTATCGATGCCCGGCGAACCGTGTCACAGGACATCCCCCACTCCTATCCCCACTCCCCTGACCGCCTCACCTGAGCACCAAGGAGTGCCCCATGCCCACTTCCCGCAAGCCTGCACAGGGCAAGGCCAAGGTGAAAACCACCAAGGAAGGCAAGAAGGTCTCCTACGGGGAGGCCGGGGCGAAGGTCGCCCCTGGTACCTCCCGTGGGGACGCCTACTGCGCGAGGTCCATGGGCATCAAGCGGGAGCTTCCCGTCGATAAGGCCAATGACCCGGACACCCCCAACAACCTCTCCCGCAAGGCGTGGCGCTGTGTGGGGGAGAAGTCCAAGCGGAGCAAGAAGTGAGTCACGTCATACATACTCGGCTCGACGGGCAGCCCGGTGCGTTCTTCTCGTGGGCGGAACTCACCCGCACGGGCACCGGCTTGCCGAACGAGCCCATCCCCGAACACAGGCTGAACCTGCAAGTTCTCACGCAGGTGATTTTGGATCCATTGCGGGAACACCTCGGCAAGCCGGTTCGAGTGACCTCTGGTTACCGGACCCCCCAAGTCAACGCGCGCATTGGGGGGAGCAAGACCTCGGCGCACATGACGGGTGAAGCGGCCGACCTGAAGGTGGACGGCCTTGATGCACATGCGCTTGTTGAGGCCCTGTACCTCGTTGACCCGTCCGGAGGCTGGGACCAAGTCATCGCCTATGCCCCTGCACGGGGGGGCCACGTCCACGTCGGCATCAAGGCCGGGGCCTGGGCCCGCCACCGGGGACAGGTGCTGTGGGCTCCTGCTTCCGGTGGTTACGAGCCCTATAGGCGCCCCTAAGACTCCCCCGGCTTGTTATCGAGCGTGTCGAGGTCCGCACGCACGGAGTCCAGCTCCGCTCGGGTGGACTCAAGCTCGACCAGAAGTTTTTCCAGGCGGCGATGTTGAGCCCACAAGCGGACCTGTAGGCTCTCTGTCGCCGAGAGCAGGTCCATGGGGTCGTCGGGCAGCACCTCGCGAGGACCCCGGCCAATGGCCTTGAGGAGGAGCTGAAGGCCAAGGGGAGTGTTTTTATTGCCCATCATTAGGAACCTCCCTTCGGAGCTGCAAGACGAGTCCGGACACGCGATGCGACTTCACGGAGGTCCTGCAAGAGAACTTCGCTGCAAGGCGCCCGACGGCCGTTACGGCCGTCACGGCGGGGCTCGGCGCGGACCTCAAGCTGAGCCCGGTCCCTGCGGCAGGCCACCGCGACCTGCCCGGGGTACTCGTTCCCGCCGCCGTGGTTTGCGTGGAGGAAGACGGCCCAAACCACCGGGCCGGTGCCGTAGTTCTGCGAAGTCACCGGCCCGAAGTGGATGGCTCCGGCCTTCTGACCGGAGAGCTTCTTGAGAAGCTCAAGGGCTTGAGCTTGCATGGGTGGCTCCCGCCTTCCGTAGGAAGTGTAAGAGCGCGGGGGGGTCCGGCTCTTACACTAAGGGGGTCCTCATAGAAGAGCTATTGAGAGAGTTCGAGCATCAAGGCATCAATGTTTTGCCGGTGCTTCGCACGAGCCTTGCCCGCCGTGCTGCGAGCGTTCTTCGCCGCCCGTGCTGACTTACAGGTGGGGATACGGCCGTCCTCAATGCCCTCCGAGACGACCACCACGGTATCTACCGGGAGGACATGCCCCTCGACACCGAGGGGGTATTCACGCTCCACGACCTCTTGCCCCCCCAAGGCTTCGGCCACCACATCGTTGACCTTGCCCGGTCGCCAAGTGGTGAGGGACACACGCCGGGGGTCGGTCGAAGGGCGAGGGTCGGTCGAAGGGGTCGCACCACTTCCCTGTTCGCCCTCTTCGGGCTCTTGCTTGCCCGACCGCCCGAGCAGGAAGTTCTGCAAGGCGTAGACCGCCTTCTGCATGGCAGACGGCCCCGTGAGCATCTGTTGCCCACGAACGGGGACTTCACGCCATGCGGCCAAGTCCACCTCCGCGAACACGTCGCCCACCAAGGCATCCACCTCGTCGGCGGTCGCCGGGCGAACGTCGCCCCCGTGGGCCTCCAAGAGGTCATGCAGAGTGCCGCCTTCACGGGGCTCCGAGTTCGGCCCCCACACGCAAATCAGGTGGAACTCCGCCGGGGTCGGTGCGACCTTGGCCCACACGAACTCGGTGGTGGCTTCGAGGCGCCGAAGCGCCATAGCCATGCCGCTCGACCAAACCGAGTCCACAACCCGAATGGAGGCCACCCGGAGGCCAAAATCGTTACGAGAATATATAGAAGAAGATACCTTATATTCTCGTAACGATTTCTCAGAAGTGAGCCTTCCAAGGTAGTTTTTCAGCCATGCCTTCATGGCGGCTTGGAGGGCGTCCACCATGGTAGGCCCGCAGGAAGGGCAGCCGAAGTTCCAGCAACCCATCTTGTTGTGGCGCACGACCCCTTGGGTTCGGGGGCCGTTCACCAAGGCCGTCGTGAGCCACGGGGCACGGTTGCAGGCGAGGGTCCAGGTGGGCCGATAGCTGAACATGGCCTCGGTGGCCACGGCCTTCAGGTGCTCCTCGGCGTCAATGGGGGCCCATTCCTCAACCACCCCACCGAGCATGGCCTCAACCCCACGGTCCACGGCGGCTTGGTCCACGGCCTCATCCCCCTGCAACCGGCGAAGCTCTTGGACTGCACGGCCCCGGTCCTCGTTGTCTTCCCGGCGCAGCTCCCTCGGGTCGATGGCGATACCCCCACCGGGGACCGTGGGGGGCTCCACAGGGCCCGGGGGGCGGCCCTTGGCCGCGACCACGCCCTCGGGCGCGTACAGGCGAACCTTGGCGGCTCCACGGCAGTCTGCGTGGAAGCAGGCCATGGTGGAGGTGTACTTCGTGGACCGCACCAAGGTCTTGTTGCCGCACTCGGGGCAACGCTGGCGAGCACCCGACGCCGTGTTGATCCCGGCCCACTTCGGGTCCTTGAAGTCAATAGCTGCCCAAGCCTCCTCGCCCCCGCCTGCACGGCTGCCCTGCATCTCTTGCCACACGGCATGGGGGAGAACGTGCAGCGCCTTGAAGAACTTGTCGAAGGTCACCGCTTGCAGGGTGTCGGCCCCCGACAAGCACCCCTCCCACCGGTACACGGTCGGCATGATGCCGGGCTTGGCGTAGCGGGAGCCCGGCAGAATGGCGCAGGTCTTGGGTCCGCGCAGGTCCACGCAGGAGGCGGTCTTGCCGTCTACCTTGCGGAACTCACCCCACATGGGGGCATCTCCACTGGCGTAACCGCCCCGGTCCTCACACTTGAAGTAGAGTTGGAGCCCACGCCCGGTCTTGACCGCCGGAATGTAGAGAACGTGCAGGCGCAACTGAAGCCAGCGGAGCACGGCATCCACCTTCGCCTCGTCGTCTATGTCCACGACGCACAGCCTCCACCCAGGGCCGTCCAAGAGCATGCCGGCGCCGTCGCACCCGTCCTTGGCGAACAGGTTGAACCGGGCGAGGTCCGTATGGCACGGCTTCGCCCCCCATAGGTGGGCGTATTGCACGCCGGGGCACGGCTTCCGGTCAAGCAGGGGGACTACGGTTGCCCGGCCCTCGGCCCATTCAAGGGCTTCGTGGTAGCGTGTCGCACCGGTCACAGTTATAGTGGCCATAGGTGTCTCCCTATTGGTCATTGACGGCACCTTCAGCCCCACGTCGTTTGCAGCGGCGTGGGGTTTTTTTCGCACCTGCGTGGTGCGTCCACAGTATAGCCCCGGGAACAGGGCTGTTGTAGGCGTTTCTTCCTATCGAAGACCCGGACTTCGATAGGTTCGCCTTATGAAGCCCTCTCCCGGCCCCCCCGGCCCCGAGACTGACAACCTATGCCTATCGAGGCTCAGGTCTTCGATAGGTTCGCCTTATGATGCCCTTCCACCCTCCGGGCGGGGGGGGGCTGTATGGGGTGTAACCGCGGGAACTCCGTGCCCGTCGTCGTTCTGGGCCGGTTACGGGGGTTACACACTTCTCGCGCTTAGGGCGGGGGTGTCCATATATACTCCGCCGTCCGCCCTG